GAGGGAAAGTTACCGTGGTATACCCCACCTACTTATTTTTTGTCTTTATTGTCTACAAATATTGATGCTGATGGTTTATTATTTACTTCGAGAAAATTTTTAATTAATTCGGAGGAAGAATATATGGACTTTTTTTTAAAAATAGCGCAAGTATTTTCTAATTATATAATTAAAGCAAAACGCGATCTAAATGAAAATTATAATGGATTCTCTATGCCTTTTGCTATAACAAGAAAAAGTAATATAACTCATTTTGTTTTATTTTCATGTGACAAACATGATTATTTTTATTATACTGACGCCCAAAATGAACGTTCTTTGTATATGTTTAAAATAATATTTGGAACGGATAATTCAATAAATATAGATACAGAAACATCTTATCCAGAACCGGTTACAGATCCTTTATGTAAATGGTATATGGAGAGAATGAATTTTAAAGATAAATTTCAAAGAGAGTTTAAAATAGACAGTGATGGAACACAAATACCAAATCCTACATACAATACGGGTATAACTGGATTCGAAACTTTTTTTTGGGTTGATACATACACAGATAATTTAAATAATACAACAGAAGAAACAATGTTTGACTATATATCTAAAATATCACAAAACATATTGTCTATACAACCTGACAAAGATTTTGTTAAAAAGGATTATGTTGATGCTTTAACATTTGGAGGAAGAAAAAAAAGAACAAAAACTATGAAAAAACGTAAAATTCGAAGAAGAAAGACTGTTCGTGGAAGAAGAACAAGAAGGAATTAAATAATGTAAATTATTTTTATATTAATTTTAAATAATGTAAATAATTTATTTTATATTATTTAATTTTTTGCTATACTTTTTAGACGCAGTTATGAAAAGTGGAAGATTTAATCAACAAGATCAAGCGAGTCCTCCTTCTTCTTCGCAAAAGGTCCACTAACTAATTGACTCTGTCCATTATCCGTCTTGCCAACCACAATGTTCTCACCTTCAAACAACTCCATTTGAATGTCCGCGGAAGAAATGTTGTCCTTCTCCTTAAACACTGACTCTTGTGTATTGACACCAATTAGATTACCTTGCTCGTCAATCGACTGCGTCAATGAGTTGCCCGATTTCTCCGCATTCTTGATGTTCTCCTCAATCGCCTTCTTCTTACTCTCCTTGACACGCTGGTCAAACGCGGACTTAGCATTCGACTCATTCTTGTTTTTCTCGCTCATCAACTGGTTAAGTTCCTCCTCCATATACTCGACACGACCTGTCTTATACGCTTCAGGCTCCCAAGGCATCCACAATCCAACCGGACCGACCATAATATCGTGATTCGGGTCAATCTCTCTGAGCATTTTACATCTCAACTCTGCCTCCTCAATTGTGGGATAACTGCCGCGAATTTTCAGACCGCGAGTGCTAGTTTGGAAGTTATGTGCGGCGCCAAATTCTTTTTCCAATGTCTCCTCATTGTTATCAATATAGGTCTTGTAATCGTCTTCCATTGTAGTCTTGGTCAAATTATCCTTTTCTTCCTTAACAAACTCTTTAAAGTCATTGGAAATATCATCAAATGAAACATTGTATTTAAAGGAGACGAAATTTAAAAACTGCACAAATTTTTCCATGGATTTATTCAAATCCCACTTCTTTAGGAATTTTTCAAAGAAGAACATTTGTTTTTGTTTAATAATGTTTTCGGGAGATACAAAAGACACACATACGAATTTTTGTCCTGCAAGCGGTTTGTCTTCTTCTAATAAGTCGACATATTTAGGATTATTTTTACCGTTAACTAATTTTCTCTCAAAACCTTTCTTGGTAGAATTCTTTTCTTTAGAATGATTCATTTTAATAGAAATAAATAATTATTTTTAAGTTTTTTATCGCATATATTATTTTTTTTCTTATTATTTATTATAATGAACGGATTAGTTAACGTTGGTGAACTTGTTAAAAGAATCATTAAATACCTTGTTGAAGGTTTAATGGTGGCTATTGCTGCTTATGCGATTCCTAAACGTTCCTTGAATATTGAGGAAATTATCTTGATTGCTTTGACTGCTGCGGCCACATTCAGCATTTTGGATACTTATATTCCTACTATGGGTGTGACTGCTAGATCAGGCGCTGGTTTCGGTATTGGCGCTAACTTGGTTAGATTCCCTGGCGGATTTTAAAACGAAGTGACAGTTTAAAACGAAGTGACAGTTTAAAACGTTTAGGCGAAGCAAAAATGTGACAGTTTAAAACGAAGTGACAGTTAAAAACGTTTAGGCGAAGCAAAAATGTGACAGTTTAAAACGAAGTGACAGTTAAAAACGTTTAGGCGAAGCAAAAATGTGACAGTTTAAAACCTTCAAAGCAAATAAATTTTTAATGTAAGATATTATATTTTAGTCTAAATATAATATATTATGACAAGACGTACTCTTAAAAATAAACGTATTAGATTTAGTACTAGACGAAATAGATATAGACAAAGAAAAATGAGAGGTCGCAAACAATGTGGAGGCGCACGATATGGAACCGGTGTTGGTGCAAATAATTTTGACCCAAATGATTCTATTTACAATACACAAGAACTTAACTTGTTTCCCTATAAACCAAATTGAATTTTATATAGTCGAAATAAATTCCCAATCCAATTCTTCGCAAATTTTTCGCCATATTGTGTCTTGTTCTATTCGTTTCTCTCTATCTTTCAACATTGGAAAATGCTCCAAATATTGCGTTTCACCTAAAAGCTCGCAAAGTTTATACGCTGTGTAATAATAATTTAAAAAGTTTACTCTGTCATCGGGACAAAATTTGGAATATGGTGACTGAAGTTCGATAAACAAATTGCACAATGTATCTTCTAATTCGGGCGGCATAATTGGCGGTTTAATACCCAATTTATCCTTAATAAATGGTATATGCTCGTCATATTTGTTGTATCCTAGTTTTTTCAAAATCTCTTTGGTCTTGTTATTAGATATTTGCGACAAATCAATACGTTCCTTTTTAATTTGTAATTTAATACTTTCAACAACTTCACACGGGATTTGTGTAGTCTCCTTACCCTGAAATTGTGCCAAAATCTCCTTAAAATGATTAATTCTTTTATAAGCGTAAAAACAAACTTCCTTTGGTGGTTCTTTGTAAGATGGTTTCTCATTTTCAATCAAATAAGGTATACTTCTAAAACAAATATTACATATTAATACACCTTCATCTTCGAGTGGAATTAATTCACCCTTGTTACATATTTGACAAATATCCGTTTGACAAACAAAGGAATTCATATCAATATATGTTTCGTCAATGTTACTCAAATATTTTTGCACAATATTGTTAGTTTTACTTTGGTTAATAATATTTGCAGTGTCATCTTGTTTAATTTTAAAAAATGAATTAAGTATTTTATTTTTGTCACTTATATTGTTTGATGTTGTTGCCGAACCAGTTGAAATACTTTTTTTATTTTCAAAATAGTCAAAAATAAATTTGGAATTATCTAAAAAGTATTCTTTCTTTTTTCCTTTAATTTGTTTAATTGTTTCATTGATTTCATTGATTTTATCTTTGTATTCTAATTGTTGCTCGACGGTGATATTGCCTTTTTTCAAAAGTTCATTCAATTCGTATTTTTCTAATTGTAACTCGGGTATCCTATCGTTTTCATCCTTTGAAAACTCATTTAAAAATTCTTTATGTTTGCCATCAAGCGTAATCGAAGTTTTTTTGTTGAATTTTATTTTTTTAGCAGACTTGGGTTTAAATGATGGCATATAGTTGTTTTATTATTAAATAAAATTTTTTTAATTAATAATAGAGAGAAAATATAAATATAAATAATTTATATTTATTTATATTTATATTTATTTTTTTTGTTTTATTTTGTGTAAATAAATCGTTGATAAAATAAAATATAAAATTGAAACAAAATAAAGATATAAGTATAATAATATAAAGTAAAAGATGGATTCACTACTAGATATGATGTTTATTAAGAGATTTTGTTTGCCGGTAAACGCAAATGTGGACAAATATGAGACTGGTGAAGCAAACCTGAATTCGTGCTTATGTGGTCATTATAACCATGTAGCGTGTGTTTTGAAAGGGAAAGAACGCGAACCCAAATAAATCAAACATTTTAAGTTTTGGGATAAATATGATGGGTGATTCCGAAGGTTTAGAACCAGGTATTCACGCAGAGCATAACGCTTTAACAAAATTAAAACCCATAAAAATAAAGAAAAATTTAGAAACTATTAATTTGCTAGTTGTCCGTTTTTCGAAAACAAATAAACTACAGTCTAGCAAACCGTGTAGCAATTGTATAAAAATAATGAATACAATACCTGAAAAAAAGGGATATAAAATACAAAACATTTATTATTCAAATAGTGATGGAAATATAGTAAAAACAAATTTAACAAATTTATTAAATGAAGAGCAACATTATAGCAGATATTATAGAAAATTTACACGATAATCAATCTTATAAAATAAAATATATATAATAAAAATATAAAACAAGTTTAAAATATATAATATTTTTCTTTTTTTTTATTAATGGAATTGGATATTAAGATCAATTTAGATTCCTTGAAAGATTTAGAAAACAACGCTGATTTTAAAGTAGACGCAATTAAGTTCCAAAAAATGTTGTTGTTATACAATACAATAGAGCAAGGATGGTCTGTGAAAAAGCGCAATGGGTCTTATGTTTTTACCAAAAACCACGAAAACAAGAAAGAAATCTTGGATGACTCATATTTATTGAAATTTATGAAGAGTAATTTAGATTTGAATAAAATAGTTTCTTAATTTTTTAAAATAAAATATCTATATAATTTATAATGTCTTACTATTCAGGTTATGGATATACTCCACAAGGTTCAAGTTCATATAGCGGTTCACAAGGTTCAAATTCCTTAGGTACTAGGTTTGCAACTGCCAACAACTCTTACGGAACAACTAATCCAAAATATGATAGAAATATGAGTACATATCAAAATATAGATGCTGGAAATTATGACAGATCAGGTAGAAACCTCTCCTACAAAAATAGTTGGACTTATCCCAATCTTAACAGAGGCGGTAAAATGAGAAAGTCTAGAAAAATGAGAAAATCAAGAAGAATGAGAAAGTCTAGAAAAATGAGAAAATAAATTTTTAAGTATTTCAATTTTTACATATAAATCAAAAAAATTGAAATGTTTTTTTACAAAATAACGTAAGATATTAAAATAAAACCAAATCAAGTTTCAAACGATTATTAATTACAATTATTAATTACAATTACCAATACTATTAACTTTAAAATGGCCGGATTAACTTACATTTCTACAACTGAAATCACCAATTATGTCAATGCGGTAGATTTAAAAGTTATCATCCTTAAGACGCTTGCGAGGTGGTTTCCTACAAAATATATCTTTAACGAAGGCGCTGTAGAAAATTGGGTACAAAAGGAGGGAACTGATATTGATGTACTATATGGAAATAGTTTTCAGTTTGAACTTTCTAATACAGATGAAAATGTATACACACTAGTAATGTATGCGAATGGGCGTTTAAGACGTCAGGGTTCTAGTTGCGATTTCTTTGAAATGATTCTAGAATGTTTAGAATTTCAAATCAAGCATCCTGAAAGAGATTTCGATACTATGATTGACTGTCACAAAGAAGAAGATACATTCGCAAGCTTAGAAGACGAAGACGATACAGTCGCAAGCTTAGACGAACTCATTATGAGTATGCCATTGCGTGAGATGAACGACGCACAAATTGAAAAGTACGTTGAACGTATTGGACAATATCCTCGCGATGAATGTGACGAATGGATTATGGTCTATGCAGGAGGCGCCATTCTTAGATACTCATATTGCAACTTCAGTCAATGGCACATAGAAGACCAAACAGTCTCCAACATCACCATCACTCGCGCCAGATTTGAAGAAACCACTTTCACAAATTATGTGTTTGATAACGTTAAATTTGATGAATGTGTTTTTATGGATGTTATTTTAAATAACACTACTTTTAAGAATTGCAAGTTCATTGAATGTGAATTTGACTCAAGCATGGTCCTAGATAAATCGTGTGAAGTGGTTAATTACATTGACGATGATAACCACATTCATATTACATACTATTAATATACCGGTTTTAACTGCAAAAATAAATATAACGCAACCTGTATAACTAAATATAAAATTATTATTATTATTATTATTATTATTTATTAATTTAATTAAACAAAAAAGATAAGAGGGGATATTCCCTTTTTTCTTTCAAAAATTATTTACATATATTCATTGTTTTTACAAATATAAATATTGTGTATTTTTTGCGTAGTAATAATTTTTGAAATGCTAAGTTGTATTTCATTTAACCAATCAAATTTATCATTGTAAACATCGTCTTGTAGAAGGCGAATTACAGAGAAACCATTTTGGTTAGCGCGGTCTGTCTTATATTTATCCTTTTCTATTTGGGTTTCAGGTGAAGTCCAATTAGAAACTTGTGTGAAATGTTGTTCGCCGTCAAGTTCAATTATAATTTTTAATTCTTCTATAGCAAAATCAAATGGTAGACATAACTTATTTTTACACCATTCAACCTTATATTGTCTTTTAATTGTAGGGTAAATTTCTTTTATTTTTTCATAAAATTTATATTCGGTTTTGTTGATACAACTAGGACAACCGTGTTGTAAAAGATGAACATACGGTAGTTGTGAAAATTCACCATGTTTTTTACATATTATAATTACGTGATTTCTATTATTTATATATTCAACCTTAGAATAATCATATTTATTACCATGTATTTTATTTGCCTTCTCAATAAATTCTAATATATCTAATTTAACATTATTACAGCATTTAGGACATCCACATTTTCTATTTATATGAAAATCTGGTATTTGAATAAATTCACCGTGTTCTCTACATATTATTATAATTTGAGTGTCAGTATTTACATATTCAACCTTAGAATAATCATACTTATCATTATGTATAACCTTTGCTTTTTTAATAAAAGAATCTGTATCCAACTGAAAATTCTTGGCACATTTTTGACAATTATAGTTGCTAAGATGGTTTGACGGTGTTTGTTGAAATTCGCCGTGCTCGCTACATATTATTGTGACCTTTGTTTTCGCATTTATATAATTAACTTTTGAATAGTCGTATCTATTTTTATGAATTTTGTTTGCTTTAGAAATAAATAATTGGGTTTTATCAGTGTGTAGTATCATAAATATGCTATATAATAATATTATTAGTAGTTTTGGTAACAAATTATTTCATTTTTATTAATTTTATATAAAATGTAATTCATTAATTAAAATTAATTATTTTTAATTATTATTAATTAATTTAATTTCCAAAAAATTTTTTTCTTTAGCATCTATATAAAATGGGAGGAGGATTAATGCAACTTGTAGCCTATGGCGCCCAGGATGTTTACCTAACTGGTAACCCACAAATTACCTTCTGGAAGGTCACTTACAGAAGATACACTAACTTTGCCATCGAGTCGATTGAGCAAACATTTAACGGTCAAGCTGATTTTGGACGAAGAGTCCAATGTGTCATCTCTAGAAACGGAGACTTGGCTTACAGAACATATCTCCAAGTTACACTCCCCGAGATCAACCAACTTATGGGTCTTGGTAACTACACTTCTGGCACCAACACTGGTGTCTATGCTCGTTGGTTGGATTACCCCGGTGAGCAACTCATTGCCCAAGTTGAGGTCGAGATTGGTGGTCAAAGAATTGATCGTCAATATGGTGACTGGATGCACATCTGGAATCAACTCACCATGACTGCTGAGCAACAAAGAGGTTATTTCAAGATGATTGGTAACACCACCCAACTTACCTTCATCACTGATCCCTCTTTCTCTGATGTTGAGTCTCCTTGCGACTCGTTGGCTCCCCGTCAAGTTTGCGCTCCTAGAAACGCT